GGGGTAACGTGCTGCCAGTTTCAATGTGTTGATGTAGATGACTTCATCGAGTCGCATGTCCAGTGCAATAGCAGCATTGGCAACATACCACATGATATCACCCAACTCTTTCTGCAGGTGCTCCTTGTTAGCAGTGTCCCAGGGTTTACCTTGGAATTTAATCTTCTTAACGATCTCTGCAAACTCACCACCCTCTGCACAGATACCTGCTGCAGCAGTGTCAAGACGCTCGATGTTACAACCTGCTTTGTGCAACTCAGTCAGACGCTCCATGTAAGACAGGTAGTCTTTACTGGCAGGGGAGGTAACACGATCTACAAAACTACAATAGCGATCAAGATCCACCTCAAACTTTTCACTCGCACCCTTTGATGCAGCGGCAGCAGCTTTCTTTTCTGCTGCTTTCTTCTTAGTCTTAGGTGCAACAACTTTCTCATTGTTGAGCATCTCCTCAGGACTCTTGGGAGTAGAATCTGCGACCTCTTGAGCACGAACACGCTCCTCTTCAACCTTCTCTTGAGCATCACCAGAGATTTTCTCTGTCTGTTGCTCTAATTCATAATTAGGCTCACCTTGTTGGGTAAACTTGTTGGGGTCAGTCATACTTTGAATCCGTCAAAACTTTTTTTAGTGTCGGTGAATGCATCCTCACTGATGTCACCAGCATCAATGATGTTGTCCTGGGCGGACTGATCACAATCATACAGCCTCATCTTCGCCCTGTCAATCCCTACAACAAATCGTTTGAACAGGGTGGGGTCGTTGTATCTATTTTTGAGTTGCTTGACCATGATCTGACCCAGCTGCTCCATCTCCTCTGTGGATATAAGCGCGACCATAAGATCAGCAGTAGCAGGCAGTCCAAAAGACTCGCTAGTATCGGTAATATCAACATCAGAGTTTCCATATCCACTTCGGGTAGTTTGAGTAGCAGAGACAACAGGGACATTTAACTTGCCAGCGAGTCCTCTTAATTCCTCTGCAATAGACTTAACATATGTATAGGAATTGACTGCAGTCCCTTTGTATCGTGATGATGCACAGATATTCAGGTAGTCAATGAATATAATATCAGGATGAAAACCTTTCTTGAGTGACAACTCATTCAAGAGTGCCTCAAAGTGTCCCACATGTGCAGACGCTGTGGGATACTCTTTAATAACTAAGCGACCTTGTGTCTTCTTCTTAAGAGATTCCACCTTCTTGATGTATCTCTCTTTAGTAAACATCGGATCACTCAGTTGTTGGATCGGGATGTCCAGAAGGTTGGCGTCAATTCGCTCAGCAATCTTCTCTTCTGCCATTTCAAGTGTAATGTAGAGTACGTTCCTCCCCTGCAGGAGACTGGCACTAGCGCAGTGGCACATGAATAGAGACTTCCCGACACCTGTGCCAGCAAGTGCGATGTTGAGAGTCTTATTAGGTAGACCACCTTTCGTGATTTTGTTAAAATAGTCGATGTCAAACGGAATCTTCTCCTCTTTCCTGTGATAGAAATCGTAACGGTCTGATGCATCAGAGATGTAATCGTGACCTACATGATCATCAAAACAGACGCCCAATGCCTCAGACATAATGCTGGGGATAGCGTCCTTTGTCCTTGTCTTATCTTGCCCATCGGCAATCTTAACTGACTCCATAAGAGCAAGATAGACTGCACGTTCTTTACACCACTTCTCAGTGGTCTCCATCAACCATTCATCATTGTAAGTGTCACGGTCTAGGTTATCAAGGAAGGTTTCAATCTCCTTGTAAGTGTCCTCCGTGATGTCACGTCGCTGCTCGATCTCAATCTTCAGAGCGTTAGGCTCTGGATTGATATCGTACTCACCGATGTATTCCTGAATCGTCTGAAACAACAGACGGTTAGTAAACATATCGAAGTATTCATCCTTAATGAAAGGCAAAACCTTTCGGCAGTAATCTTCCTCAAGGATAAGTTTACTGAGTGCAATCTCTTCGATCTTTAGGCTCATTGATAATGTAGATAGGTGGTCAATTCATACTTGTCATTACTGATAGGAGCGTTATCCGAGTAAGGAAACGTCCACCCAGGTGGATATAATACCACATCACCTTGCTGTGGTTTAATTTTGAGTCCGACTTGAGGAAATTCCATCTCGCCTCCCTCCTCAACATCGTTAAGGAAGAATTTGTATGCTAGGAATCTCTTAGCAGAGTCGGCATCACCAACGTCGATGTGTAGACCGAAGTTATCTCCAGTCTCGACATTGTATTTATTCAATTTGATCTGCTCAAGATTATTCTTGGTTGCCCAGAATTTCTCGCAGTCTAATTCCTTCATGTATTCATGTGCAGACCACTGAATGATAGGTACAATCTGTTGTTGGATTGCATTCCACTCATGATCACCCTCGTCTGCCAAGAAAGAAATGTTGAGGATGTTATATTGTGGGACACCATCATCCCACCTCATCATCTTATCTGTATTGTCTGCTTTAAGGACAGCATTACGACATACATTTGGATCAAGCGCCTTGGGATAGATCTTAATCCAATCCTTATGATCCATAGGAGAACTCCTGCTCTGCTGCTTTGTCAAGTTTCATCAGTACTTCTGGAGTAAAGTATTTTTCAGGGTCAGAGAGGATAGACTTAGGATAAACAGAAGTCTCATCAAACTTAATACGATTACCGACCCGTTGGAAGACTCCATACTTCTCACCCAATTCCAGTAGTCCGAAATAGCGGTCAAGTCCACGCTCGTCATAGTAAAGACGTGTTTCAACAACAGTATTCTCCTTACTCAGACGCGACTTAGCAGTCTTTGCCTTGATAATGTTTCCAATGACTTCCTTACCATCCTTCTCTTTTTTCTTTGAGAGATAGATGATTGTAGATGCAGCATACTTGAGTCCACTGCCTCCACCCATTTCCTTTGTAGGTACATAAGATCCGATAACATCGTAGGTGTGGTTGGTAACTATCATGGGCACGTTTGCTTTACCCAGTTTAAGAGTGAGCACACGAAAGATAGACTTAACTATCTGTGCCCGTGACATATCGCGGGTTTCTTTACCCGCTTCGGTGTCCTCAACCTCCTTAGTGGTTGAGAGCATCCCCAAAGAGTCTAGCACAAACATCATAGGTTGACGGGACTCCTCAGGCAGACTTAAGTATTTGTCAATAATCTTGATTGCCTGCTGCCTAAACTCCTGCACTGTTGTGACAGGGACAATAACCATACGCTTAGAATCAATCTTGCGTGTCTCAATCATATTCTTACTGATAGCAGACTCAGATTCAAAATAGATTACACCCGCATCAGGATCCATCTCAAGAAAATGTTTGACAATGCCAAGGCAATAGAAAGTCTTACCAGTTGAAGACTCGCCTGCCAGAGCTGTAATCTTATTGGACGGGATGCCACCATAGATCGATCCAGATACCAGTGCATTAAAAATATAACTGCCAGTATCGATATAAGAGGTAGTGTCACCTGCTGCAACTCCGTCTGAAACCAGACCAGCGTATTCATTATCGATCTCCTTTACGATATCAGAAAGAAAATTCACGACCAAAGTGCCTCCAGGGTATTAATTTTTTCGGGTTTCCAACCAATGGTGTCTAGGATTACAGTCAAAGGGTCAAGGAAACTCTTCTTAAACTGTAAGTCATAGTCTATGTTTTTGTCAAGCCCAAACTCGGTTGGAAGAGTCTGGAAGAATGAGATCACATTCTCGTTGATCTGGTTTGGTGTCCTCAGCATCACATACTTAATCTTCTCACCCTCTTGGATGATGGGATACTTGTGTGCCAGTTTCCTCTTCTTGATATAGAAGTTATACAGCAGTGCTCCTCGCACATGCATAGGGCATCCCTTGCCATAGATGGTAGCAGGTGACGAATTCTTTGCCACGTTGTTACATCCACGGGGGAATGCAATCTCCTCCACGGGCATCGCTTCAAACTTCTCACGGAAGTCCGCGATAAACTTCTGCAACTCATCCTCTGTGCCACTCATGATGACCTTCAGAGCGCCCTTAATGGCGGTGCGACAGGCTGCAGGGGTAGAAGACTTGACTGCTTCAATGCCGTTGATCTTAAGTTTAGGAGTCTTATATCGGACACCCTCAGAGTCAAACACATTGAGAATATATCTCTTCTTAGCAGTCCAGATGCCACGGTTAGCGATATTCTCTCGCTTCATGATCATCTTCTGATCGTAGGCATTTACATAGGTCGCCAACGCTTCATAAGAATTTCCAATATACTTCTCAAATTCCACTTTACACACCTTGTCAAGGAACCCAACAATACTTTCATCGCTCGCCTCTCTGCCCTTGAATACCTCGTGTACAAAAGGACCCAGATTGAGATAGATGGAATCAGTGTCAGCAGCAATAACGTAGTCAACATCAG